GTTTTGTGAGTCAAAGGTCAACATGCAATGTAAAATAAAACACGGGAACAAACACTAAAACATTGAGAAGAGAGACGCCAACGAATCGAGAGGATCATCCATAAAAGTGGTGAGTGCGGTATTAGCAGCCTTAGCAACTGCAGCCTCAGCAGAAGCCACACCACCTTCGATAAAGGAACCAAGCGAGGTATGAATCTTGCTGGTAGCTGTCTCGGCAGTGGTCGACTTGGCTGGGTTGGGACGAGCAATTGCTGTTAAGGCACGCGCAGAGGTAAGGGGTTGAAACTCGACGTTAACGAACCACTCAATCACCAATGGAGTAGAAGAGGCAGTAGCGCCTGATATCTCTATCCAGAGGGACGTCCAATCAGATGCGAAGGACGTAGAGGTTGATTGAGTGACGAAATCGCGAGCCCCAGTACCATGGGGTTGTGAGATCCAGGACATTTCCATACCCGGTTGAATCGCTTTAATCGTGACTTCGGAATACAACTCCTGCCCAAGGGTATAGGCAGTAGCGACAGAGGCAGCAGGTGCTGTGCCCATTGTCAATATTCCGGCGGCGGTTGTAGCAGACGCAATACATCGGATAATGCAGCCAAAACTAACGATGCGGTATGCTGATCCATATGTGGCCAACATGGAGTTGGCTTTATATGTGACGTAGGCGGCATCGGTGGTGGCGACTGCGGGTGGACCAGCCGCGACGGTGGCGCCAAGGAGCCCGAAAGGGGCGGCGGCGGCGAAACATAAGAGTTCGTAACCGTTGGCGTCGACGACAGCAGAATGGTTTCCACGGAATTGCTCAGTGAGGGTATTTCCAGACGTACCGTCTGGCCACTTGGAGTTCTTAGAAGCAGGGCAAAAGGGATCAGTGACTGAACAAACTGCTCGTACGTGGTGGGGTCGAGCAACCCGACCACCCGCCTGACGTTGTCGTCTTGGTCGAATGGGTCGAGGGTCCTGGTTATTAGCCAAGACATTTGAGCGTACTGGTTTTGCTGATCTTTTAGATGCTCCATTTGTGGCTCTTTTCTTGTTCTTGTTCGCCATAGGGAGACGATGCGTGAAGCAAGTAAAGGTTGAAGGAAAAAGTTTTGTTCGGTTATAGGTAAAACACAAAAAGGATATTAATCGAACGCAGCTTCATCCACGAAAACTGCGTGTTTTACCTGAGCCACACTAGCTCACTCGCCCTGACGGGCCTTCTCCGCCACTGGTGTACCTATGTCACCGAAAGACACTTTGGACAAGTCAAAGCGTATGGCCTTGCTTGTCTTTGGCTTGACAATCACTGGGGGCTTCACCTTAAGCACGTCCAGCGTCTTCAGAATGAGGATACCAGGATATGGGTCCCATTCGTCATACGTGAATTCACGGCCCTGCTCGTAAAAACAAGGGGCGTTCAAGATGTCTTCCAAGGATGAAACAGTTTCGATCCAAAGGGTCATTTCTGGCAACTGGACCAGTGGCAGCTCCTCACGAGCCACTTCATCCATCCAGGAACCATAGTCGTTAGGGTATTGTACTGCGGCGTCCCAATCGTCGCCAAACCTGGTGATGGTTTTAGTGGAAACGTAATTGGTTGCAAGGCTAAGTACCCGCTTAACTAGAGGGCCTATCACAGGTGTATTAGAGTCAGTAAATGAAAATGACAACGACTTTTCATACAGTTTCTGTGCTGGCGGGATGTCGACTTTAGTCGTGAGGTGGAATTTCTCAAGTTGTCGCTTGAGAGAACACATCGAAGTTGGGTCACCATTCCAAACGTCGGGACCGTAAATCCGGGCGAGGAAGTTCACTCCAGCTTCTCCATGAGCATAAATCGGACACTTAAGGATAAAACCTGTGTCACGCGCAGCACGGATAAGAAGCCGGTCATCGATGTCGCCGAGTAATCCATCGTCTCCGCCGGCTAAGACTTTGTCAAGCAGGTATTGCCATGCTTTATCAAAGTTGCCACATTCAAGGTATTTCGCATAGAAACAGATAAAAAGATTCACGACAGTGTTCCAGACAGATGTTCCCATCTCTCCAGAGCCACGTGAAAATTCTTGTCCATAACGCATACCATGAGTGGTGACACCGGTGTTGTTGAACGCTAGATCATGAGCGGCGGCAAAAGCATCTAAGAATTCCAGCGAGAAAAAGCGATTGCCAACGGCACGTTCGATCAAACGGCAAAGCAGGTTAACGAACCCGTCCATACGCGAGATATCAGGACAGCAAATCTTAGTGGATCTGTTGGCGATATCCGCGACGCGTCTCGCCACTTCCAATGGTGATTTTCCAAAAGCATAAAATGAATGCTCTTTCAATGCATCCATCAAAGGATACATGAAACAGGCATAATCAATCTTAGACTTCGGGTTGAAAGTGGTGATATTGCGGGGATCAGTAGGTTTTCCATAAGCTTCCCTCTTCATGAAGGTCTTGACGTAATGGACAGCATGCATCCAAAAACCAGCCTCAGCCAGATCTTTCTTTTGACCTGGTTTCAACTGTTTCTCGGATACTGCAGTGTAGTCCATAGGGACGCCAAGATGCGGGATCGGAACTAAGCGCCTGACAAACTCAGTCAGCGCTTCTTGCTTGGTTGGGGTCATCTTAAACTCACCGAGGATTTCGGTTGCTTGTTGACGAGGAAGCAGAACTCTACCGATGATGGTTTGATCTGAGCTGGCCTTATTATCAACCGGGACGAACGCAGTGGGCACAAGAGGCTTAGCAAAAGCGTCTAGGCACGGCTTATCACCCGGAGAAGGGGTAGAAAAAGCAAGTTGCGTCAGTTTCGGCATGTCTGTCACGTACACCTCCTCGACTTTGAACAAAGTGGTGTTGTTCAAATAGTCGGTGAGGATTGGCGCATACAGATCTTTATTAAGGGCAGGCATTTCGCTTTGGATAGCGGATTTCACCTGGTAAAGATTTAGCTTGGTGTTGGGGGATATGTTCTTGGTTGAGAGAAGTGATTCAAAGAGGGTTGTGTTCACTGTACATGAAGTCTCGTTGCCTACTCGAGCAACAGAGACACTCTTCACTCCGTTTTCTGTGACGACAACCTTGGCGAACCCCTGTGAACAGGGGCTGAGGCGTTTGAGTGGACGCCCCATCCAAGCAGCAAAAATTGCAGCAAGGCCATAGGTTACACGCATAGGAGACAGCATGATGAGTTGCTTGTCAGAGCTCGTGCGACGAGCCTGAACATCATAAACGACAGTTTTGTAAGGGATACCAAAGACCGTGCTGCTGACGGTGAACCAGTCTGTCCCATAATTCCAGATTGCATGCGAGTAGGATGCCCCGCCGGCCACCTTCCACGTCATATTCCCAGCCGTGTCAAACGAGTAGGAGTAATCCTCATTCTTCCGTCCAGCCGTTTCCGGTTGGACAGTGTAAATGAGGTGTGGTTGGGGGTTACTGGCGAGATGTTCAGGCATGTCGAGATAGTAATCTACATCGATCATGCTGACAAAATCCTGCTTGTCAATCTGGTCGTACTGCGGCAACGCATTAACGTCTTTAGCCCAGTAGTAAGTACGGTTACCCTTGATGCTCTCAGTTTGGTCCCGCTTACTCATCTGAAATGAGAATTGCTCGAGGCCTGTCTGGGTGCAAAGTTGGGTGACAAATCGATTCACGGCGGCGCGGTGTCCGGCTGACACTCCATGAGAATGATTTTTAATCTCAGAACCATTGAAGAATTCCGTAGAGTTGAAGGCTTTCCTAAGACGGCCGTAGCTGTGGATGGCAGGTGGCGCAGATCCAATTTGGTCAGTAATGAGCCGACGAAAGGTCCCGCGCCATGGAGTAAGCAGCACGGTACGGAAGGAATAAATCCCAACGATGCTGCCAAACACGGCGGTCAAAAAGAAAGAGAGTTGGCTTGGCTCAAGCGGAACCTCATCAGGGAACGAATATTCATCATGAATAGGATCGTACACAAGATTAAAGTTGAGCTTTGGAGCTTCGCCAAAGTGTGATGCTTCTGGGAACTCAACATCCAATTTCTGGTAGGATGCCGGTGCCCAGTTGCGGTGGTCGTCATTCACTGACTCCCACTTCCCCGTAATGGGGGCCAACTTGAGGAACCGTCTCAGGTTCTCCATGTTGGGCTTGATACCACGACAAGTACTTTCAAGGTACTAGTTAAGACAATATTTATTTATTTATTTGTTATGTTTTCTATATATCGCAG